GGCGAGTATCTCGCCGGGAATATTATTCCCGGTTTTGGGCAGGATTTAGTAAACAAATATATATTGGCTCCCCCAACTGCCGGCCCTGCTCACTTCGAACCAAGCGCTCCACAAAATGTACGAGTTTATGATATGCACAACATAGAAGATCATGTTCATATAGCAAATTTATGGACCGCGTCCCAACATGCGCCATGGGTTGTAGATAACCGAGGCCCCAATGAACTTCAAGAGAACACACCCCAAAGTGAGTGGAAATTTGCGAATATGAACGCTGAAAATTATTTATTACCAGTCCCCGCGGACTTATGGATAAAGGACCAAACCACATTTGGCTCCACAGACTTTGGCATGCCGAAATACCCGACAATGTATCTTGATTGGGTAGCTTGGTATTATCCAAGCCTCGCTACTGTAATTGCTGAACTATTATATAAAATGTACAATATTAAACTAAAAACGGCAGGCATAGCTGTATATGAAGAGCGCATATTAGATAGCGACAGTTATAAGGTCCATATACATACTAAAAATATGCATGGTTATATCCGCTTTCCGTTTGAAGTAAACAAAAAAGCTAATGCAAATGACACTCAAGTTCGTGAATTTCCGATATAAAGAGTAATTATAAAAGAGGTATTAATTTATGGCATCTGGGCTATCACCAAAATTACCATTACAAATCGACCCACAGGATGGATATTCTTTAAACAAAACCTACGCAGAAATGGTTACGCAAAATTTAAAAATGCTAATTTTAACTGCTCCGGGCGAAAGAATTATGGATCCAAAATTTGGAGTTGGTATAAGAAATTATCTTTTTGAACCAAACTATTCCATTACACATCAAGAAATAGAACTTAGAATTAAAAAACAAGTAAAAAAATATATGCCATATTTAGATATACAAATAATAATGTTGGGCCCTGATGAAATTGAAGATGGAAACCCAAGTCTACTGAAGCTTAGAATTAAATATCTTATTAAACCTTTACAGATCTTTGATGTTGTGGAAATCTTGTTTGAAGATACTATTTAATATTAACAAGGGATTCATAAAATATGTCTGAAAAACAAATACCAATAAAATATAGCAGTAGAGACTTTAATTCGATAAAAAAAGATTTAGTAAATTACGCAAAAACATATTACCCAGAGAGCTTTAAAGACTATAACAAATCATCGTTTGGTGCATTGATGCTCGACACGGTTGCGTATGTTGGTGATATCATGTCTTTTTATCTAGATTATCAAACAAATGAATCTTTTCTAGACACAGCAATTGAATTAAATAATGTAATAAGGCTTGGAAGACAACTGGGCTATAAATATGAGACTTCGCCTTCTTCTTATGGACTTGTTGAATTTTATATAATGGTGCCGGCAAATACAAATGGTATTGGTGTTGATGTTGATTATGTGCCTGTTTTAAAAAGAGGAAGCACTTTCAAATCTACCGGCGGCGCCGCCTATACTTTGTTAGAAAATGTAGATTTTTCTGATGAAAAAAACGACATCATTGCAGCTAAATTTAATGAAGATTCTTCTCTTACTACCCATTATGCAATTAAGGCTTTTGGAACTATTGTTTCTGGTCATTTAGAATCAGAAAGTGTAGATATTGGCGACCCACAGCCTTTTAGAACTGTCACACTAAATCAATCAAATATTGCAGAAATTATTTCTGTAGTTGATGACAGTGGAAATGATTGGTACGAAGTAAATGAACTATCTCAAGATACAATTTATATACCTATTAGAAATAATAATTCTGATAAAACTAATGTACCTTTTATTTTAAAAGCAGTTGCAGTCCCTAGACGATTTACAGTAGTAAAAGAGTATGGTAGATTATCATTACAATTTGGTTATGGGTCCGAAGATCAATTAACACCAGAAGTTCAAGCAATACAAGATCCAAGTTCCGTTATATTAAAAATACATGGAAGGGATTACATTACAGATGAAACATTTGATCCAACAAATTTATTGTCAACAGACAAAATGGGAGTCAGCCCATCTAATACCGCGCTCACTATTACCTATCGCGTCAACACTGCAATAAATGTTAACGCCGCAGCAAATACAGTTACATCAAAAGGCATGGTAAATTTAGAATTTCCTTCTATTTTAGATAATGCTATTTTAGTCGGGTCAAAAGTATCAGATGTTATAAATTCTTTAGAGGTTGACAATACAGAACCAATATTGGGAGATATCACAACGCCAAGTGCGACACAAATAAAGCAAAGAATTAAAAGTACTTTTTCCGCACAAGGTCGCGCCGTCACTTTAGAAGACTATTCTAATTTAATATATCGAATGCCATCTCAGTTTGGAGCAATTAAAAAATGTCATATTATTCGAGATGTAGATTCTTTTAAAAGAAATCTTAATTTATATGTTTTAGCAGAAGATGCCAATGGAAATTTAACAAAAGCCAATAATACACTTAAAAGAAATCTTAAAACTTGGGTTAACCGTTATAAAATGATTAATGATACAATTGATATATTGGACGCTGAAATAGTTAACATTGGGATTGAATTTGAAGTTGTAAGCTATTCTGCTACAAACAAATTTGATGTTTTAGAAAATGCAGTTCGCATTTTAGCAACAGAAATCAATAAAAAAGTATTCTCAATTGGAGAACCATTTTACATAACTGATGTATACACAATATTAAATAGAATAAATGGAGTGGCGGACACTACAAATGTTAAAATAGTTAAAAAAGATGGAAATCAATATTCACAAGTTGCATTTAGTATAGATTATTTTACATCTCCAGATGGCAGATACATCGCAATTCCTCAAAACGCAATTTTTGAATTAAAAATTCCAGCAATAGACATTAAAGGAATTGTTAAATAATGGCCACAAAAAGATATATAGCGAATGCAGACACAACAATTACAAATGCGTATCAAGCAGATTTAACAACTCGTGGTACAGGTTCAAATATGGGCCTTTCTGATAGTCTTGAGGTGTTTTCAATATACGGACAAACGATTAGCGGTTCTAATGCTACAAAAACTACTGAATTATCAAGAATCTTAGTCAACTTTCCAGTTACAGAAATAGCAACAGATAGAACAAACGAAGATATACCCGCTTCTGGAAGTGTTAGTTTTTATTTAAGGATGTTTAACGCAGAACATCCATTTACAGTTCCTAGAAACTTTACACTTTCCGCGTCTGCAATAACGTCTGATTGGGAAGAAGGCCACGGCTTAGACATGGAAGGTTATAAAGACTTAACTTACGACGACACAGGTGCAAATTGGATGAATGCGAATGGAGATCTTGCAGCAGCTACGTTAGTTGACGCGATTGATATATCTGGACATGCCGCCGGCGATAAGTTTACGATGACTGTTCCCGTCGCTGCCGGAGGTGATAATGTCGCGCGCACTTTCTTGTTTGATACCACAGACAACATCAACGGCAACAGCGCTGCACAGACTTTTGGTTTCTCAAGACAAACCGTAGATGACGACACAGAATTGCGAAACGCGGTGATTAATGCCATAAATGGTGATGCCGACGACAACGCCAAATTTGGCGATGCCGACATCGGTGCAGGTTCCACTCTAGCCGCCGGAACACTGGGCCTCACAGCGGCCGCGGGTACCGGGAATTCAAAGATCACCTTAACTATGGATGACAAAGGCACAGGTGGAAACGTGGCAAACGTTCTCGCCGCAGTTACCAATTTCGCAGAAGGCTCCAAACTGCTCATAACTACTTTTGTCGGCGGCTCTGGCCACTGGACAAGACCAGGAGGAGATTTTGACGTTTCAGGAGAACCTTCTTCTTTTCAACAAACTTTTACAAATGGCATAGAAGATTTAGAAATGGATATAACAACTCTTGTTGAACAATGGCTTAATTCTTCTGGAAATGTTTTGAGTGACAAATCAAGTGCACGATATGGCCTAGGCCTCTATTTAACAAGCAGCCAAGAAGCTTATTACATTGATACAGATATCGTTGATGGCGACTATGGTATACTTAAAAACCCAACTGGCTCAACTAATTCATACTATACAAAGAAATTTTTTGCCAGAGGTTCTGAATACTTCTTTAAAAGACCAATAATTGAAGCTCGCTGGGATTCTTCTAAAAAAGATAATAGAGGTAACTTTTATTTAAGCAGTTCCTTAGCCTCTACAGAAAATTTAAACACTCTTTACTTATATAATTATGTCCGAGGTCAGTTGAAAAACATTCCAGATCTAGGAGGCCCAGGCTCAGATCATGTCGACAGCGATGAAACGCTTTCTGACGTAACTAGAACAAAATTAGATGTTAGAATATTTTCTGGTTCTCTTCCCGCCGATGCAATAACTTTACCAATTGGCGGCGGAGTAACAGTAGACGGAGCTTATGTAGTAACTGCTTCTTATGTAAGCACTGGAATTTATAGTGCTTCTTTTGCATACACAGGCTCTGAAACTACAATTTATGATGTTTGGTCCACAGGAAGCGGCGGAATGCGCGGAACCGGGGCCTCATATAAAGAATTCCATACAGGATCTGCCATAACTGTTAAAAATATTAATTCATATGAATATAATCCAAACGATACATATGTTTCTTCAATAACAAATCTTAAATCGATTTATTCTAATAAGGAAACAGCTAGATTTAGGTTATTTGCTAGAAAAAAAGACTGGACTCCGACCATTTACACAAAAGCAACAACGGAAGCTAATGCTGAGATTGTTGAAGACGCATATTATAAAGTCTTTAGGGTTTATGATGATTTGAATGTTATTGAGTATGGTACTGGAAGCTTAAATCATACAAGGGCATCATACGATATTAGTGGAAGTTATTTTGATCTTGATATGTCAATGTTAGAGGCTGATTATATGTATGGAATTAAAATTATATATTATTTAAATGGGAAGTATGCAGAACAGCCAGAAATTTTTAAATTTAGAGTTGAAAAAGACTTGACAGATATAGAGTAAATTTATGGACACAAAGAAATATTTTGATGACCCACAAACTATAGTAAGCTCAACAGATATTAAATCTCTGGCCAAAGAGATTGAATCTTCTGAATATATGCGTGTGCGCATTGAGGAAAAAGAGAGATTTGTTCCTCGAATCGATTTTACTACTGCGTCTAACTTTGCCTTCTTTGGTTCCGCAGAACAATATTATGATGATGCGATCAAAAGAATATATCAATCATATCCATATGATGGTTCTCTATATGAGAGAACTTCTTGGCACCTTTCTTCATCTTATTTAGATAATTATATTTTTGAAAATGAATACCCCAGAACAAATGGGTATATTCTATTAGCTGTAAAAGATGGCGCCCACCCAGGTACGGCAACAGCAGATGATAATGATTATCGTAGCGGTTCTAGCGCAGAATATATTTTATTTAGAGGCGGTCCGCACCCAAGCTCACGAAGAAAAGGTAAAGACATCACAGACGCTGCTGGAACTTATAAAAGCGGCTATTCGAATATATATGACCAATCTGAAAATAGAGAATCTAATTTAAAGATTGACGGAAATGATGGCAATACTGTTGAATTTTGGATGAAAAAAGCAGCAACTCCAACTACACGAGAAGTTGTGTTTGATACACATACTGCAAATGCCGCTATATCTGATGTTGGTTATGGTCGCCTAAGAGTTGAGTTGGATAAAGATGCGGCACAATTTAATGTTACATATATGTCAGGGAACTTTGATTCTAGGGCTGGCTATGTAACTGCGTCTATTGGGCAAGGTTTGAGTTTTGATGATAAGTGGCACCACTATGCATTTACTTTTAAAAACCAAACATCAGGAAAATCAGTATATTTTGATGGCACCGATGATTATGTCTCTTTAAACGCAGTTGATTTTGATCCATGGAATGATACCAATATTGAATACTCAGTTTCATTTTGGTTTAAGCGCGATTCAAAACCTTCCGCCCAAGAAACTCTCATATATAACGGATTGACCGAGGTTCTGCCTGTTGGAACAATTTTTACTCTTTACCTAACGACCGATGGGTATCTACAAACAATAATTGGCGATACCGATACTAACGTTGCTAGCACAAATTATTGTGATGGAGAATGGCATCATGTAGTTTTAGTAGTTTATCAAAGTAGCGGCGCCAAATATAAAGTATATGTTGACACATCCCTAGCTAAATCTGAAACTTCTTTACCTGGATCATATACGACCCCTGAGAGATTAAATTTTGGCCGGCTCGCCAATTCGACGATTTATTATTATAATGGTTATCTCGATGAAGTAACCATATGGTCCGCAGAATTAAGTGCAGTAGAAGTTGCTGAATTATATAATGAAACAGGACAATATTTTGATCCAACTAAACATTCTAAAGCAGCGAATCTTGTTTCTTGGTGGGACATGGGAGAAACAACATCTATTTTACACCCACTTGGGACAAACGCGCCGCCACCAAATTATAAACTTATAGATGCTGTTGGAGAAAATCATGGTCAAATGATTGGTTTTGATGGTGGATATGGAGTTGTAAAAAAATCTAAATTTGGTGGCCATCTTAATACAAAATTTTATGTTGACGGCGATTACAATGATTCATTTAAGTTGGGAAATCCTGTTAATTATGTTAGTGGGGGGATGCTAGCTACTATTGGTGCTTTAGCAACTTCTTTATCTGGAAATGGTGTACCACAATTAGGTTGGGCGCCCCTTTCTGCTTCTTTAGATGAATTTAGATTTTGGAAAACAGAAAGAAGTGCTCAACAAATTGGGCGACATTGGTTTACACAAGTAGGAGGTGGTGCGAATACTGATAAGGCCAATACACATTTAGGCGTCTATTATAAGTTNAATGAAGGTGTACTTGGGGATCCCGCCNTAGACTCAACTATTTTAGACTATTCAGGCCGCATAAATAATGGAACTTGGGTAGGCTATACNTCTGGACATAGATTAGTAGGTTCAGCAATCGTTTCAAGTAGCATGGCAACAGCTTCATATGAGTTTAAAGACCCTATTTTATATAAAAATCATTCAGATGTATCTGATTATTATAATTCTTCTAAAGAAAAAGGAAGATATCATGATTTGCACAATAATGCTTCTATTTATCATTCTTTGCCCGCCTGGATCATTGATGAAGATGGTGAAAATGGAGAAGTATTAAAAAAATTAACACAAATAATGGCTAGCTATTTTGATACTTTGCAACTGCAAATACAAGAATTACCTACATTACAAAACGTGGCCTATCCTAGTGGAAGCTATCAAAAGCCGCATCCCTTTATACGCCAAGCCTTAGAATCAAAAGGCTTTTTAACATCAGAAATATTTGCAGATGCGGATATTTTAGCACAATTTTTAGACCAATCAGATAAAGAACTTTTTGAAGAAAAGCTTTACAATATTAAAAATCAAATTTATCAAAATATTTATAATTCTTTATCGTATGTGTATAAAACAAAAGGAACAGAAAAATCTTTTAGAAACTTAATTAGATGTTTTGGTGTCGATGATGAAATATTAAAATTAAATTTATATGGTAATCAAGTCGATTATCTTATTGAAGACACTTTTTCTTCTACCACAGTCAAGAAAAATTGCGTAGACTTCAATCATCCTGATAGATGCGCGGCCTCAATTTATCAATTTACAGCCAGTTCAAATACGAACTCAGTATCCTTTATTTCTGGTTCTAGAGGGGTCTCAACAGCGCCATATTCAACTGGACCATCAGTTTTTGCAGTACCTTTCACAGCCGAAGCAGAGGTAATTTTTCCTAAGAAAAGACCATTTAAAGAGGCTAAACAACACATATATACAGAACTTTCAGCTTCACTTTTTGGAGTGCACACAGCTAGACAAACAAACTATGAAGAAGTTCCTAGTAGTGAAGTAGATTATAATGATTTAGCTTGGCACAGTGATGATGTTGCAAATTTTCAAGTTTATGCATGTCGAAAAACATTACAAGAAAATATTATTTATTCAAAAGGATATACTAACAAAGATGCATTTTTCTTATTGACAAGCTCAAAAGGTACACAAGATGGCTTTGATTTAAGATTAACAAGCAGCGTTTTTAATGTTTACGATAATGAGAAATGGAATTTTGCGGTTCGAGTTAGACCAAGGAAATATCCACTAGCAAGTTATGTGACAGGAGCTTTTTCGATGTGGCCGACGGCTCCTTTGTCTGATGTCGAAAATCCTTATATAATAGAATTTTATGGCGCTAACAATGATTTAGATATCGTAAGTAATGAATTTTTACTCACAGGAACATTAACCCACGAACAAGGAAGGGCATTTTTATCTAGCTCTAAGCGTGTATATGCTGGAGCACACAGGCAAAACTTTACCGGTTCTGTATTAAATAAAACTGATGTAAAATTTTCTTCTTTGAGGTGTTGGTTAGACTATATTGATAATGGAACAATAAAAGCGCACGCAAGAGATCCAAAAAACATTGGCAGATCAAATCCGTATAAAAATGCTTATTTATTTGAAGTGCTGCCGCTGACTGGTTCTGAGTTACATAGCCCGCAGCCTTACGTCCCTCAAATGGAGACGCTTGCTTTAAACTGGGATTTTACAGGAATAACTGGCTCAGGGCCATCAAACGGCAATTCATATTATGCAGGCGACGATCAAGATGCTAGCTTTTTAGTTGCAGACATGTCTTCCGGTTCTACTAGTATTACTTCTAGCTATGGATGGATAAGCCAAGTCGCCCATTTACAACACACAGGAAAGGGAGATTTCTTTACACCATCTAATAAACGTGTGATAAGCAAAGAGTATATTTATTCAGCAAAACAAAACCTACCAGAGAATTTACATTCTTCAGACACTATTAATATTGCAAAGACAGACGATGATGTTTTTACACGCCAAACAACACCAACTACACATTTCTTTGCAATTGAAAAAAGCATGTATCAAACAATATCTGAAGAAATTTTAAAATTCTTTACTACTATTAATGCTTTTAATAATTTGATTGGAGAACCAGCAGATCGATACAGACAAGATTATAAAGCTTTAGCTAAACTAAGACAATTGTTTTTTGAGAGAAAAACAGAAAAAACAGGAGAAATTGTAAACCCAGATTTAGAAAAATATATTGATTACTACAAATGGATTGATCAATCAATTTCTAAAATGATACAACAAATTGTGCCCGGGTCGGCACGATTTTCAGAAAATATTAGAAACATGGTTGAAAGCCACATATTGGAAAGGAACAAATATTGGTCAAAATTACCCGTCATTTCAGACAAAAAGAAATATTCCAAAAATTCATTGGAAGCCGCAGCTGGAGGACAGGGAACAGACAAAACCCAGGATAAGCCCGTCACCATAATACCCGGGCTCGATCCAATGTCACCTTCTTATATTGTTTCGAAACCAGATCCATTAGAACAATTAAAAACAAGTGGGCCTGCTCAAATGACTATGCGGCTTTCACACGAACACAAGTGGGAAATAGAAAATGAATCGAAAAATACACTAGCTTGGGTAAGAACAAAAAGAGATGAATTGGCAATTACTAGTGGAGATAGTAGTCTTGATGCAGCAAGAAAAAGAATTTTTGATGCAACAATTAATACACGACAAAGAGCCAACCGTGCACCTCTTAAGTTAACGGTACACATAACTAAGCCTATACATGGCGGAGTAAATAATTTAACGAATAAAAAAATGGATTTATTTAGGACTTTAATAAACAAGACTACTGGTTCTGAAAACGTAGGCTTGGAAATTACAACTACAAAAGTTGATGAAAATGATATAATTAAAGAATATAGAGATCTGTTTTATCAAGAAAAAATGAAGAGAGAGATTTTATCTACCTCTAGATTTAATAGCCGAGGAGACTCTAAAGACACTGGAGAGAGTGATTATTTTGGAGATTCATATAGTAAGTGGACAGTGCCCTTTAATATCGTAAGTTCTTCTGTTACTAGTGGGTATGTTTCTGAAATTGTTAATAATTTTAGTGCCGGCATAAATTTTACCAACTTACACCAAGACGTATACGGCCCTCACTATGAAGCTCCAATGCAAGGCCCATTCACAGAAAAATGGGTAGGTGGATGGCCGTATAGGCATGTTTGGTCTCAAATGACTCCAGTCTCTTCTGTACATGCTTTAGATTCCGACACAACCAGAGTGGAGGGCTGGCGGTTAAACTTTAAAGAAGATTCGGATGGTAAATTTGTAGTTTTGCAATCTCCTACATCTGCCTCGATTGATAACCCGCGCGCAATGATATGGCATGGCCCAAAACGGCCAGTCAATATAGAAAATATTCGGGCAACAACAGGTTCTGTTGGCGACTTTAGAAAACCAATAAATGTTACAAATCTTGGAAATTATATTTATGATTATAGTGTTCTTCAAACAACAGGTAGAAGTACCAATAATCGTTATCTTGTTGAAAACAATGGCATACACATTGCTCAGCGCGATGATCAAAAAACAAACTCGGCCTATTTGCCTGTACAAATGGTACCTAATTTTACAGCTATTGATCGATCTGTGAAGGGTACAAATAAATTTGTTTTTGTTAATCGGTTTAATGCCCCTGGTGGCCCTGAGACAATGTGTGAATCTTTCTTAGATGTCGAGGCTGGAGAATATTCAGTATATAATTGCCTTACTTATAGAAATTGGGGTGTACGAGAAAAACTCCACAGAGAGTTTTTAACAAATCATACTAACAAAGGCGGGTTCTGGAGCGACATGCAGCATTCTGCGAGCGTATATGGCGCCATTCAAAATAATTACTTACCACCAGGATCATATGCGGGGGCTCAAACTAATATAAGCTCAGTAGGATATGCTGGCACCACTAATGTTTCTGGTCAACAGCCAATGGCTTCATATCATAATGTACATAGAAACTCAGTAAAAAGAATAGAATTTAAAACAGATTCAAAGTACACTACAGTTACTGGAACAGTTAATGATAATTGGTGGGTTCAACATGCAATACCAAGGTCAGATATCCAATATAACTGGATAGCAAACAGCTTAATTAATAGCTATACCGGCAATGCTGCATATGGCTACGAAAAACCAGCAACGAATACTGGTGGGCGATATTTCCCGGATGCCTCTACCGATCTCACATTTTTAAGTGTTAGCGGGGTTAACGCATTAGTTGATTTTGCTGGCATGAATACATTAATATATGATCCTGTCAGTTCTTCAACAAATCTTTTAAGTGCCTTAAGCGGAGATTATAGAAACACAAGTATCGCGTCATTATCGCAACCTGATGATTTCAATAGCTTAATTTTGCATCGCCAGGGCCCATATGGTTGGCCAACTTGGAAACAAGTAAGATTGGCCAACCATCCAGTTGTTAGACAAGAAAGAAAAAATAACATACTCTCTTACATGTTCGACAACACTCTTCATCGTTTTACAGAATCAATTGCTACAACTCGTTACAAGCCATTAGTTCATGTTTTTGAAGAAGGCACGATAGTCAACACATATGGAAATAATTTAGCTAATTTTGCAAATGTTGAGGTGCGGGATGAATTAAATTTTGATTTGCATGGAGGAGATCAAGTTTATGATCGTTTAAAAAGCCTTTATTTGCGCGATATTCTCTCTTTGAAACCAAAACTGCGCGAATTTTATTATAAAGAAATGTTATATCCTAGAGAGATTAATGTGTATTTGTCCAAAGCAAGAATGCGCCTAAACTATGACTCTTATGACCCTTTTTGGAGAGAGGCACGATCCGACAGAACTGAAGCTAATGCAACAAATTCTCAAGGTCAAACAATTCTTAAACAGAGTATGTGGGCCTTAGATGGAAGAACAGGTTCGGCCGCCCAAGCAAGACATCGCGACCAACTTGTTGGAAACGATGGAGCAGGAGAATTGCAAAATAATTTTACTCCCTATTTCGGCGGTCCGTTAGACAAAATTTTGCCATCTTGTACGTATGCTAGATCTTTAACTAGTAGTACTGCGCCCAGTAGTACCGGAGGCCTTGTATATGGAGATTCTATATATGAAGGCGGAGCCCCATTTTATGATACATATGGTAAATATTCTCATGAAATTAGAAAAGTGATGCAAGCTGGTTCTATTGTTTCTGAATACAGAATTTCTGATCATATGGAAGAGATTCTAGATACGCACAATGGAGATCCACGTGCTGATATTGAGGGATTTTTGTCTTGCCCAGGCGCAAATTTTGCAGATAGTACTGAGTCCGGCTTCTTTAAAACTTATTCACAGACTGACTTTATGAAATATTTTTCTGTTATATGCGAAGAAAACAAAAACATACTTGGGGCTCCTCAATCTAAACTAACTCTCACATGCAACGGAGTCATAAAATTATTACCATATAAAGGTTTCCAGCCTGCAGAGCGTGCAGTACAATTAGCACAAGATTTTAGCAAATCATATGGGTCAACAGAATTTGGATCAGATTCTTATAGTGACAATTCTAAACGAAGAATTGCTTTAACACCATTTTTTGCACCTGGGCTTCTGTTCAATTCAATTAAATCTGGAGTTGCTGTTGATTATCCAATTTATACTAAACAACCCGGGTCTACAACCGCAGGAGGAACAGTCGATGCCACTGTGGCATATTCTGTGGGTGCCAAAGGAAATGCTGATGGAGGCAATGCATATAGGTTGTCTGCGTCCTTTGACACTAGATTGCCATTTGATGCTTTGGTGCGCCCACAAACTTACATAGGTCATGGCACATCTATTTATGAAGCCGAACCTAATCCAACAGCAAGAGTTAGCGGCTCTGTAGAATCGACTGAAGCAAGCCGCCTCGCAACAGGCAGCATTACACTTAATCAAGTTATTAGTCCTAAATATGAATTGGGAATGCACAATTATCTTGCTACTATCATTGATTTGTTCTTAAAAGATGGAGAAGTATCTACAATCGTTTCATCAAATAACACAGATACATATGTTGTTGATCGAAAGGCAAAAGGCGGCGCCTATAAGATGAGAATTTATTTAGCGGACCATCAAGATGTTTCTACAAACCACGATAGAAATTTTTCTATGTGGAATCGTCAATCTGCTTTCGGCCCCACAGTTCATGGAGAAGATAGCATTGGAGGATATACACCATTTACCCCCCCTTATTATCATAGCGATGCAAAAACTGGCTATGCTTATCAAGAGTGGACGTTTACTCATGATATTTTACATACTGTCGCAGCTAGATTTGGCTCATTTGGAAGCGACACTCTTAACCTTGACCAGGTATTGGCAAATTGTACTACATCAAATTTTAGAAGTTTTTCAGGCTCTGCAGCAGGTGGAAGGACTGACAGTTATATATTAGACAGTCAACAAATGTCACTAACAGGCGCCATTAATGTTTTTAAAAGAGACAATAGACTTGTTATACAGCCTAGAATGGAATATCCTATACTGAATTTTACGCACTCAGATGTTTCAAAGACTTCTTTTGATGAAGGTGACACTACCGGTACTGGGATGTGGCTTCAAAAAGGCGTTTATGAGACCGACAATTCAAAAGGAATATTTATGGGTGTTTTGGACGTCGACGGGTATGCGTCATTAGCAGATCTGCTTGGTCTCGATAAAGGACTTAAAAAATTAGGGGTTTTACCAGATGACAAAGAAAAATCAATAAAAGAAGCTGTGGTGGCAATACCGGTAATTAAAAAGTTTAACAAAAGAACTAAAAAAGTTGAAACGAAATATGTCAATGTAAACAAGAACACTGTTAAAAGAGCCGTATCCTCTGTCCTCTCTGGCACGCCACCCAACAACGTGCCTTCCTCTGTGTTGGATATGGTTAAGTCAATGCGTCGTTATGTTATACCTCCACAATTTGACTTTTTAACTTATCTAAAAGAATTTGGTTCTAAAAGATTTAGACCATTTGCTATGTATTTCTTTGAGTTTGAACATGAGTTCTCGCAAGAAGATTTGGCAAAGATGTGGCAAAACGCACTACCAGAAATAGCAACTTCTTTTAAAAAAGAACAAGTTACTATTTGTCACACTTTAGAACGAGGGCAATTATTAACTCTCAAAGATTTGAAAAACCCAGATTTACATTGGTTGGTGTTTAAGGTTAAACAAAAAGCAAAATGGAATTATTTTGATAAAGTATATGATTTTGCTGGCAAACTACCTTCTACGCCGCATGCCGGCACTCCGCGTGCCGGCAAACAACTTGGACTACAATCAAGCGCTAAATTAGTTGATTCGCATGGTTCTGCTAATCCATATCACACACCTGCTTCGCAAGCCGGCGATCACGGCAACGGCGAAGCAGATGCCCAACCAACTCAACAACAGAAAAATATATCGGCTCAGTCTTCTGCACAATTGTCAAATCAGCATCACGCTCTTTCTACTCTTAAGCCTGAAGGAATAAGAAATATTGCTGAATATGCTCGACTTGAGAGCGATGTCGCTTCAGGTTATGGCTTAGACTACAGCTATAATTGGCCGTATGATTTTTGTTCATTGGTAGAGCTAATTAAACTAGATACAGAAGTTTGTTTAAAAAATAAAAAGCAAAAAGAAATGTCTATTGCTGTGAGTGCAGATGACCTAGCAACAGGGAAAGCCGAAGCAAAACTCAAGGTCATCCGCCCGGAACCTCCACCTTTACCAGAAGGATCACGAGGTCGACAATCGGTTGGTAGACTTGAAACTTTTAAGGCCTTCAGACGAAGATGGGAAAATTCGGAAAACGATGAATAAAAGCTATGATTATAGAAGTTAGGAGTAGTTAAATAGGGAAAAATGAATAATGGAATTATTTAATAAACGAGAAGATGTTATAGATTTAGAATTAACACCTTATGGAGAGCTTCTACTTTTAGAGGGCGTTTTTAAACCAACATATTATGCTTTTTTTGATGATGAGGTGTTATATGATAGCAGGTATGCAGGCATTGAGGTAGAAGCACAAAATAAGATTAAAGACAGGATAAAAGAAGTTCCGAGATTAAAAACTCAATATTTATTTACGAACACAGAACTTCCCAGCGTAAAAATTGAAGATTATGCAGCTAAAGTGTTTAAGGGAGAGATAACCACCTTGGACTTGGTAAAAACAGCCAATCTTCTTCCTCAAGAAAAGATTGGGGCACTTAGTTATGAACCAATGTATTATCTAAAATTATATACTTTACCATTGCCTCTTGGCAACTGTAGTTTTGAAACAGAACATGCACCCGCATGGGATATAAACTTATTGTATAACAACCTAGATCAGCAAAAGGATGGGACTTATTCGGTTGAAATTTTTAGTTCTAGCATCCACCCTACTTTAAAAATTCCTCAAATGGACGTGACTATTCAATATGTAACAGAAGGATATCCACTAAACATGACACCAAAAACGTCAACAGACAATGCAGATAAAAGTGAAAATTTCAGGTTAAAAGAATTTGATGAGTTGCACGAAAATCCTCCTATCTATAACGATGGATATTATGATTTTCAAGAAGATTTTATAGTATTAGAAATTAATGAAAACAATGTTCCTTTTTTAAAAGAAAATTTTGATATAGAAGTATATGAGATTACTCATGACAATCCAGATCACGATTTATATTATAACAAAAAAGATTTTATAAAAAAACCAACTGTTGTTGATGAGAAAGGACTTCTTAAATCAGAAGAAGAAAGTATTAGATCAAACGAAAAAGATTTAGAACTTAAGCTATTGCCATTAAATAATACTTATGTGGAACATTATTTTAATGTTTATGTCGATTATGAAATCGATAAAGATTTAATGTGTAAATTAAAACCAAATATAAAACAAAAAGGCTTTTTCATTTCAGACCCATTAGATTGTCTAGAAGATAAAGATAGCAATATTCTATCTTCAGATATTTATAAGAAAGCGATTGAAACCGTACCGGAGTGTAATTAATGTCAAAATATTTAGGCGAAAACACTACACAACCATACATTTCTAAAGTTATTCTAGAGAATACAGAAGATCAACAAATGAAAGTGACTGTAAAAGTTGCTATTAAAAACAGGAAGGCTATGGGCCCTGAACTAAGAGACTCTATGGTAACAAGTATAATTAAGGTTACAGACGGTAGAATAATTGAAGAATTTTCGAAAAATAATAAAAATTCAAATACTCAATTAATAGAAAA